CCTGTGTAAGTTGATGTTGATGTTGTATCTTTGCCAACTGTAGAGTATGCAGTAGCAATAGTGAATGGACTCAATGCTTCTTGACCAGCTGTAACACTAGTTGCGGCAGCTGAGTTGTCAGTCAAGTTACCAGCGTAACGCACACGTAGAGTGTGGATTTGACCAACTGGACCTGTCATTGGCTGAACGCCTACCAACTCGTTAGCAATAACTGTTGGCATTACACGACGGATAACTGGTAGAATCACACGGTTTAATGTAGCGATGTTGCCAGATGCTGTGGAACCAGCACTTGCGTTTTCTTTCAAGTACTTACGTGTATTCTCAAGAATAACGTTCATACTAGTGCGCTTAGAACCATTTAGACCTTCGAGCAATGCTTCCTTGGTCTCGTCCCAGCGACCTTCTAATAATTGTTGTGACATTTAATGTCTCCTTTTAAATTAATTTAACCCTGCCAAACGCTTGATGTCGATAACATTGCTAGATTCAGCACTGTCGTCTTCAATTTGGCTACGGGCAGATTTATCGCCGGTGACTGCTGACACGGATTCTGTAATCACTTTAGAGGCTTTTACAGAGCGGTCGGTTAGAACAGCCGGTAGATACTTTTCAAATGCGTTTTTCAAACGTGGAGTTTGGACGCTTTCGAGTAAATTACGCATGACATCTTGCTTCTCTTTGTTAAGAGGAGCCAGTAAATCGGCCAATGTGCTTTCACGCTCATTAGACTCTTTGATCATTCGTATTTCACGCTCTTTTGACTCATTAAGAACTTTTGCATTCCTAATAAGTTTGATGGCTTCTGCCAATTTTGCATCTTTGTTTGCAATTGTATCGTGTAATTTACGTACTTCTGCCTTCTCATTGAGATGAGTAGCACCAAATTCACTTGCGTATGCTTCAAAGATACGACGACCAAAATTGTTCTCGCGAGCAACTTTAATGTCTTCTTGTAATTGACTGAGTTCAGCCTTTAGATGACGGCTAACAGATTGGCTCATTTTCTGTGCAGATTCTGTTACGAAACGTGCTTTCAATGCTTCCAATTGGCCACGTGCTTCACGTACTAGACGAACTTTTGTTTCTACAACATCACGTTTGTCAGTTGCGAATTCTTGAATTTCGCGAGCCAATGCATGAACAATAAAGCCTTCCAATTTCTGGAGTCCTTCATTGTGCTGCTTACGATCTTTACGCAGTTCGCTAATTTCTTCAGCAAGTTTAGTAACCATAAAGTTGTTGAACTTTGTAGCACTTTCATTCATCTTGCCTTGGAACTTAACGCGATCTTCTACCAATTGTGCTTTTTCGGCAGCAACGGCTTGAATTTGCGTAGTGAGACCTTCTGTTACCATACGATCTAGGGCTTCCACCATCACTGTTTTGTCATGTTCATAGCGTTGTGCAAACTCTTCGCGGAGTTCTGCACGAGCCTGTTCACGAGCTTCAACCAGCTTGGCTTCCCAAGCTTCGTTGATCTCCTGGCGAGTTTCCTCGGTGATCAAGTCGCTATCTAGTAACGGTTTAATAGCATCTAACATGCTTATTCCTCCCTAATTTTAAGATCTTTGATCAGCTTTACTACTTCACTTTTCAAATATCTTTGTACCTTGTTGTCCGCACCGGCTTCACGTGCTACTTCCAACAGTCTATGACCATACTTCATGTTCATGAGTCCTTCATAGATTGCTGTGGGATATGCATTTGGAGCACTGGGTTGTGCAACTACATCTACAGTGACGATTTCAAAATCACTGACATGTCCTGTTCTGTCGTCGACATTTCCTGACCCACGACTTGAAACACCTAATCTAACACCGCTGTCCAACATGGTTTTAACCAGTTGTCCCATTGGCGTTGGTAATATCTTCAATTTTCCATAACCAATTGCACCGTCGCACCACATTTTATCAATCATGTGACTCACACGGTCTAGGTTAATCTTAAGATCATCTGGATGATCTACTTCTCCCAATACCGAATTGCCACTTTTAAGTTGTTCATTAATAGTGCCAACTGCTTTACGAATTTCGTGAGCAGGGTATATTCTTTCATTAGCATTGCGTTTATCACCTTCAATGCAAATTCCTTGCATGTAAAGGGTTTTACCAGAACCATCCTGAGCATCCTCACTCAGCAGTTCGACCTGCGCTTGTGAGAATGTCAAGTGTTCTTGTAGGTAACGAGCCATAATCTCTTATACTGGAGATTTAGTGTTTACGCCTGCAGCCTGTGTTGTCACTGGCTTTGGTGCGGCACCTTGTTTAGGACTTGTTGTCATGCCCATATCTTTTACAGATGGAGCAGGACGGCCTTGTGCAGTGTCACCAGTCATCTTAACTGGGGAACCTTGCATACCTTTGGCACCTGAGTTCTGTGGTACTACACTTTTGGTGTTGGCACCGTCGTCGCCCATTTTAGCAGGAGCTACTTTGGACAAACTTACAGCTTCCATCATGCCCATTTCTGGCATAATTTCAGATGTGTCATCCATTTCAATAGCGTCACCGCCAGCATCCATGTCAAATTCTTGTTCTTCTTCGCCACCTTCGCCGCCCATCATGGCTTCAAATTCAGCCATTAGTTCGTCTAATTTGTCTTCTAGGTCAACTACGCGATCTTCAATATCGCCTTCGTTGTCATGGTCGCCTTCGATGTCTTTTGTTAAATCATCACCGGCTTCTTCTGCTTCGTCGTCAAACTCAGCATCCATGTCGTCTTCTTCGCTAAGACCTTCTTCTTCAGTTTCTACGTCGGTGATCAAATCGTCAGCAGCATCGCCGTCGTTTTCCATGCCTTCGTCAACTTCTTCAGTAGTTAATTCTTCTTCTTCTTCTTCCATTAGACTTTCGTAGATTTCGCGCGATTTCTCAACAACGATATCATGGAAAAGTTCTTTAGCTTTTGCTTCTTCATCGTTAATTACGAATTCAATTAACTGTTCAAATTTTGATGTCATATTGTTTCCTCCAAAGGTTATGGCTCATGTTTACTACTTACACAAAAGTAGTAAACTGAGCATATTTAGACGTCAAAACTGGTGAATTTGACTAGATTTTAAAGGCCTGGAGGGGCGGCCGGGGGAGCATACATCCATCCACTGAACTGTGGTGTATTACTTCGTATTCGCTGTCTTACAGTTGATATACTTATGCGATATTTTTTAGCAACGTCTAACACCAGTGGGTATTCTATTCCATCAACTATAACAGGCTTAATTTTTGCTACGGCACCCAGTGAGAATTTTTTTCTTTGTTCTGATGCCCAGGCGTCATTGGCCCACAACGTTTTCATACTATTACTGTTAGCAGTCTTGTGTTTATTATTTGTTAGTATTGCCTGTTTACTTCTTCTTTCTTTTTCAACAGGTGTTGTTGCTGCCTTGCGCATAGTGGCTTTCATTTTTTCAGCCCACTCTTTGTTTTTCCAGCGATTAGTGTTACTATTGCTAATAACTATACTTCGTCTTTTCTTAAGTATCTCGTAAGTTTTGCTGTTTATTTTTGTGTAGCGGTTTTCTTGTCCGCGCTTCTTTTGGTGGCACATTGCCCAGAACGCATAGGCTAACTCGTCTGTTTGATATGCTTTCCATAGCATCCAATGGGCAACAAAATGCACTCTTGATGGGATTGATATTAAGTTATCAGGAGAATCTCTACCGCCCAGCGACTTAGGACAGATATGATGTATCTCAGGGTAATCTGATGTGTATGTGTAATGTTCTAATAATGATTTATATCTGTTAAGATACAACTCATTCACTGGTGTTGGTAGTCGCATAAATGTTATTTATGCGACGTATGCTATAACGAATATATATTATAAGCCGGCAGGAGCGGCTGGTGGGGCATACTGCTTACGGACATCTTTGAGCTTTTCTTTGTATTCAAAGCTACGAACATCTTGCATCTGACGTAGCTTGCTCAATTGTCGCAATGTCAAACGAGTCTTACGCAGCTGATTCTTTTGAGGCTGACTGTTGTCTTGAGCAACATCTTGGTAGCCTTCAGGTTCACGGTGGTAAAGTTCGTTTAAGATCATGATCTTTTATTTATGCTGTCGGTGGTGGTGGAACTGCTGTGGGTGCTGTTCCTGCACCTGCTGGTGCACCTGGCAAGGCACCTGCATCGGGTGCGCCTGCAGGAGGCATTGCTGCCAGTTCTTCACCGGTGTTGATATCTGCTTCCATGCCTGCTGGAGTGATGCCAATACTGCGTAGATCTTGTCCTTGTGTAGTACTTAACTCAGGTTGATCACGTTCTTCACGCCAGAGTTTTTCGTTCTCTACAATCTCTTCTTGACTCAATCCCAAGTAACGTTCCATCAAGAAACGCTTACTCATGTAGGGCAATTGCTCTAGTGCACCAAATGTGCTCACACGGCTGGTGTCCATTTCTGCTTGACGATAACTGGCAAAGTTCTGTGGCGGACCTAGCACAATATCAAAAATACTGTTATCGATGTTAAAACCACGCCATTTCATGAACATCTTGAATTCATCATCAAGTTTTTGCATGATTAAACGCTGTAAACGTTCGCAATACTGGTTGAATCTATACTCTTGTATCAGTGCTGTGCCTACTTTTCCGTCGTTCATTGCACGGTCCGAGTCGTCGGGTCCGGTGGGCAAATAGCTTGATGGCACACGCAGGCCACGGGCCATTTTGTTGTTAAAGTACTTTAAATCATCAATTTCGCCCAGTCCTGTACCACCGGGTAGGGTGTCTACACTAGAACCACGTCCGTCTGCTGTTTGTGGGAAAAAGTAATCTTCGTTGATACTCAATGGATTGTAACTAGCATCCATCAAGTTTGCGCCGCCGCCATTCACAGTGGGAATTCTACGCTGGTGCATTTCGTTTTTAACACGCTCAACAAAGGCCATGGCCATGTGGCTGGGCATGTTGCCCACGTCAATTTTAAACACTCTACGTTCTGGAGCACGGCTCACACGATAGATCAGCACAGAGTCTTCCAGCAGTTCTTTTTGTTTGTAAACTTTGAAGATGTTTTCTAAAATACTTTGTCCAAATGGCCAAAAGTAATCCAAGCCTTCATTTAGGCTCAGGTGCACCACGTGCTTGGCATCAATACAGGTTTCATTCATGGCCTGTGCAAATCTACTGTTGCCCACAGTGCCACCGGCTCCACCACCAGATCCACCACTGGGACTTGAGTAGTTGGTTTGTCCTGTACTACCTGTTGATCGGCTCACATAGTAGTCGCTGGTGGTTTTTTGTGCAATACTTAAATTTTGAAAGTTGGGGTTAATGTCACGAATAATGTACTGCTCAGGACGTTTGCCTTCTGATTCGTTCACAATCACACGACTGACTTTGACCATGTCAACCCAGTACATTTCAAATGTTTCTGGATCACGCACAAACAACTGATCGCCATACTTGATGGTGTTACGGAACAGTTTGAACATGCGCTGATCCAACTTGTTCAGTTTGGTCCATTGCTGTAACTGCTTTTTAATGATTTCTACTTCGTGATCAGTGGGAGTATCTTTGAATGTGATATCAAAGGGTGTGTTGTTATCTTCGTTGTTCTGTGTGCTGAATTCTGCAATGATGTCCAAACATGCATTGACTTCCGAATCAAGATCCATGTTTTCATACTGATTATAACGCTCAATACGATTGGGGTGACCAGAATACACTTCAGGCAGTCTACTGGCATAGTTGCGGAATGCAAAATCATTACCTGTTCCGGCGTTGCCAGTGTAGCCATTTTGGCGATCGTAGCCCGGCAGGCCAGATTGATTGCGCCCAGAGATAGGACTCAGTTGGCCATTGGCGTCACCTGCGGCCACTTTGAAATATTTCATCCACCCGCGTTTACGACCATTCTCTGTTTCAGCCATTTAATTGTTCCTTTTGCGTACAGCAATATTTACCGTGATCACTGTGCATACTTCAATAATTGCTCTGACACGCCCACTTGAGCTTGCATTATGCGTACCATTTGGTCTAGTCTATCAAGTTGTGCTGTCATCATGCTCATTTGTTCTTCATTGCCGACCATTTGCACTGGTATTGTCTTGCCATCCGGCAATGGAACCACTGCTTCAGACTGCCCGGCTTCGCCTGCCAGTACATTTGCTCCACCCGGCAACGGAGGAACTATGCCACCGTTGGCAGCTTGAAAATGCACAGGATCTTGAGGTACTTTCTGCGTTAACCCGTATTTTGCAAGAGCAGACACAGCCGCTGGATCTTGATAATTTTGAATATCAACTGCTTCGCCTCGTTCGTGTAAACTTCGTCCCGGTTTACCAATAGGCATGCCGCTGGCAGTTTTACCAGTTCTGCCAGCTGCCACTGATTCGTCCCATATTCTTTGTTGATCTTCAGGATCTCGTTTGGCACTGTTGATCTGTAACACACCGCCGGTCAATTTGTTATATTCAGTTGCAGCGGCAATGACGGAATCTTTAAATGTAGAATTTAACGCTTCAAAGTTTTGTTGGCTGCCAGATTTAGCAGTAAATTTTAATATTTTTGTTAAATCAACTTTTTCAGCGGCCGAAGCAGAGCCAGATCCTTCAGGAGGCCGAGGACTAGGTTTTGCCGGGGTCGCTCCGCCTGCACCTCCACCTGCACTTGCCGCTGGCTTGGCTGCCGCTGGCTTGACTGCTGTTGAGCCTGCACCTCCGCCCGAAGCAGCAGGTGCTTGTTTACCACCACCACCAAAGAGTCCACTCAAGAAGCCGCCAACCCCACCACCACCGCTGCCACCACCCGCAGTAGGCGAAGTGCCTGGTCTTGGTGCGGCCTGCGCGGCAGCCCCAGGTTCATCACGTTTTTTGGTTGTAACGCCTGCCGCATTGGCCATCTTGGTCATGGCTTCAATGGTTGCATCAGTGGCGTTGGCCAGCCCTTTCATTCCAGTTGTAACAGGAGTTATACCAGCGTTGATTAAATCTTGCAATTTATCACGCGATGCGCGATTGGCATCCTGCAGATCTGTCATGTTCTGCGTGGTTTTGTCTGTAACGTTTTGTTGTTCTTTAGCTGCCGCCAACTGCTCTTCAACTGTGCCGGTTGCTTTCATGGCCACCAGTTTGTTTTGTTCTTGGAAGCCTATAAACGTCTCATTGTTAACACCCATTTTGGCCAAATCTTTGGCGTAACCTGTTACATTTGCTGCTGCATCTTTCTGTGCGGCTGCCATGAATTCAGCCTGCGTAAACGTTTCTTTTCCTGCAACTGCGGCCGCGTTGGGCATTGTCAACAGCAACTTCTGCGCTTCTGGAGTATTCAAACTACCTGACAATATGTTCAAGAAACCCTTGCGTGTTTCAGGAGCCACTTTGTCCAGCATGATCTGTGTGGCTTCAGCTTGTTTGAGTTGTTCTGCAGCCGCTGTGTCTCCCATGGCAGCACGTTGCTCTAATTCTGCTTTGTAGGCAGCATAGCGTTCTTCTGCCAATGCACTTTCGCGTGACTGTTCCTGTTGTTCTCTGTTCTTGCCGGTAATTTTTGCTAATAAATCTGTTTCTTTGATGTAGGCGGCCGCTGCCACTGCTTGTTGTTCTGCAGACATTTTTTGCCGAGCACCTGACAGCATCTGCATTTTTGTATAACTGACAATACCTTTATTGACCTCGTCAACACTAATACCCATATCTCGGAACTGGCGACCCATGTTACTCTGTTGTATAGACGAAGACACCGCAGCCATTTGGCCAAGGCCTTGACTTACTGTGCCGCCAAAATTGGCCAATGTTATTGAGTTTTCTTTGACAATACTGACAAACTTATCTAATTCGTCGGTACCGTAATTCATGCGTTTTAAATTATCATAAACACCTTGCATGCCGTCGGCTGCTGTGGCACCCATTTCGGACATTTTTTGATAATTGCTGTATAGCAAATCTGCCTGTTTGTTTACAGCCTGTGTGTACTCACTTGCACCCTTGACCAGGGTTTTGAGAGCTCCACCTACATAAGGAATCAATCCCAGTAGATCTCCTAATGCATCTGCTACTCCGCCAATGGATTTATTAAATACCGATGCACCAATTTCACCTTCCGCCAGTTGTTTAGTTAACCCCAGTGCAGAAGTTCCCAGTTGTCCAAGGCCTTTGCTCAGACTAGCAGTGACCCCTTTGATGCCAATGGACATGTCCATCATGGCCATTTTGGTTTCAGTGGTGACAGAGCCAAGACGCTTTATTTCGTCTGCTTCACGTGCTTTGAGTTCTGCAATTTCTTCGGGGGTGTACATACTTGCCATAACTATATTTACCTAGGAAAAAATCATGTCAAATAACCCATTAACACAATATTTTAGACAGCCGGCTGTGTATGTTAAATTGCCCAGTGGCGGAAAATATTATTCTGAAGGCGCAATTGTAATGCCAGCGAATCAAGAACTTCCGGTTTATCCAATGACTGCAATTGATGAAATCACCTACAGAACACCTGACGCACTGTTCAACGGCAACGCAGTGGTCAATGTTATCAAAAGTTGTATTCCTGCTATTAAAGATCCATGGAGCATTCCTGCCATGGATGTGGATACTATTCTAGTTGCAATACGCATGGCCAGTTACGGAACCACAATGGAAATTTCAACCACTTGTCCACATTGTAAAAATGAAGCAGACTACGGAATTGATTTACGTACCATGCTGGAAAATATGCGAGCACCTGATTATTCAAAACCTGTACTTGATGGTGATCTTGAAGTGTATTTCAAACCAATGTCCTACCGAAATCTTAACGAAAATAACCAACGTCAGTTTGAAGAACAAAAAATACTACAAATTTTACCGGGCACTGACATGCCTGATGACCAACGAATGTCTGCGCTCAGTACAGCATTGATGAAAATTACAGAGATTACAGTCAGTGCGTTAGCACAAAGTATTGCGGCAGTTAAAACTCCGGCTGCATTGGTCAGTGAACCGGAATACATTGAAGACATGTTAAAAAATTGTGATCGACGTTTGTTCAGTAAAATTAGAGATCACATCATTGAAACAAAACTGGCAGCAGAGATGCAGCCATTAAAAATTGTGTGCGGCGAGTGTACCAAAGACTACTTGCAGGCCATTACCTTGGATATGACAAGTTTTTTCGCGGACGCCTCCTAGTACTGGACTCTGACCAAATTTCCAAATGGGTCGACCAATTAGACAAAGAGGCCAAAGCAATAAAATCAGAAGCGTTAAAAATGGTATGGTACATGCGCGGAGGCCTGAGTTATGAGGCTGCATTAAATCTCAGTTTTGAAGAACGCAATGCTGTTTCTGAAATCATCAAAGACAATTTAGAAACAACTAAAAAATCAGGACTGCCGTTTTTCTAAAACATCATGCTGAACATAGATCAAGTCAAACAAGATATTGAACAATGGATTGTGAACTTTGTGGAAGTTCCACATCCTGCACTGGGCGGATTTCCGCCCTGTCCTTATGCGCGATCAGCACGATTGAAGAATAGCTATGCAGTGTACATTGGTACGGATCCCTACTACGATCTCAAGAACAGAGCCAGGTGGGGCATGGGCAATCTGGAAGTGATTGTGTACGCATACGATCCTGTAGAATGGCCACACGAACTGTTTGCATCCAGTCTGGATCAGGCCAATCGTGAGTTTTTGCTCACAGCAGACATACTAGTGTTGGAAGATCACCCTGCTGATGTAGAAATAGTCAACGGCGTTTCAATGAATCAAGGCACTTATGCACTGGCACTGGTGCAAAGTCTCAGTGACCTCAACACCAAAGCACAGCAAATGGCGTCAAAAGGTTTTTATGACTCGTGGCCCGAGGACTATCTCACAGCACTGTTCCAGCACAGGAAAGATCCCAGACTATGACTTACCAGTTTGCACGTATTAATCTAGAAAAAACAACATATAAGCCCCGGGTGGATTGGTTCTACATTACCGAACCCAACATTGCCCAACTACAAGATATCTACCGAACCTATTGCATTTACAAACACTTTAGCAGTGTAATGCCGTTGTTTGACAGCCAGTTCACAGAGCCTGGAATGGATCTCATTGGCTACAGAGACAACAACGAATTAGTAGCGTTTTCCATGATGAAACGCTATGACAACAAAAATTTATTAGCCGCACAGTTTGCTTGGAACTATCGTCAACCTCGACTACGTCTGGGTATTACGAGCTTACAAACAGAGTGTGCAATTTACAGAGAGCGAGGATTTGAGTACTTGTACTTGGATCAAGCGCACTTGTACAAACAGGACCTTGAAGGTTTTGAAATACTTGGACCACTATAACATGGCAGACTTATACACAATTTGGGCAGACAAAGAAGGCGACATCTCAGACTTGGACTGGGTTAACGGAATGAAAAGTTTCTTTGATCATTTGAAATCAGAAGGCAAGATGGAAGACTATCGTATTACTCGTTGTAAAATGGGTTTCCGTAGTATTGCTGACATGCCTGAATGGATGATACTGATGGAGTTTCGAGACATGGCTCAAATGGATGAAGCATTTCGACGTGTTGCTCCGTTGTCAGGAGAACTAGAATCTAAACACAAGTCATTCAATCAATTTGTGTCGGGAACAATTCAACATGCATTGTTTCGTGATTGGCCAGATACATTTGTCTAACACATTCAAGAACTTCTAACGAAGTTCTATTGACTCGCTTTGCTCGTCAATGTTTTTTTAATTCTTGAGCGAAGCGATTTAAGCTATTATCTAGATTACGTGGTCATAGTTCACCGTATGCACGGTGAACAAAAAACGCCATTATCTGAGTATAGCAGTCATCTATCGTAATGAGATTGTAGTTTCCTACGCGGAGGCGGTTGACCGGTACCCCCTACTCAAGCTTCACATATCAACGGAACCCTAGTAACCCGATATAGATCCAAGTCCTATGAGCTGGGGTTGTATCTTTTTCACATATCCCCGACCATTTGTTGCCTTAAGTTAGCAATTGCCTTTGACGTCCAAGTCTGAATTGGGTATCTCACCAATCCTCAATGGAGTTGAGCCACATCGCCCAACACAGTGTCGTAATCGTTGCCTTACAGTTTGTTTATTATATGAGAGCCATGCACACGCACTTGTATGTGGCCGTTGTAATAATCTCGTGATTCCAATACTTGTCTTGCGAATTGTTCTCTTGCCTCAATGTAACTACATTCTGACTTTGAGTTGCAATAGTAAAGTATTTCTCTAGTGAAGTTTTCGGTGCCTAGTTTTTCGATGTCTGAAGTCAATTCTGGGCTTGACCCATAGTACTCTCTCCAGTCTGAGTCGACCTTTGATCGTATCTTTTTCTTCTTCTTTGTGCCGTTCTTTTGTTTTACAGTTTTGTAAGTTGTTTTGCTAAATTTTGCTAATTTTTTGCCTATGTACTTGCGACCAGTGAGATTATTTGTAATCAAGTAAACAAATCCAACACACTCTTCGGGCAACGTCTCGATTGGGGTATCTTGATATAACCATGTCATGTGTTGTATGCGATTTATCCTTGCTGTATAGTTATGCCTTATGATCAAAGTTTACGTAAAAAGTTGCCTCTTCTATCACAGTATTTGAACTGACTGCGGTAGCGTATTGTATAAAGTTGCTGATGTCGTTTAAATTAACGCCGTTGCCAGTCCAATTGGGCCGGCTACGACTAAGTTCTGTATCTAGTCTATCTAATGTAATAAGTATTGTTTTAAATGGTACAATGTTTTGTTTAAATGCCTGTGTGCCTTGACGACTTGCGTGTTCTAATGCTGCCTTGCTAATTCTATATGTTTCAAAACGAGGCTCGGGAGCAACAATACTTTTGCTGCCTGTGCTGCCAATGTTAATGATATGCCCAGTTTTTCTTGCTGTTTTCCATGCATCGTACACAGCCATGTATATTTGTGATTGTGCAAAGTTAGCCCAGTCTTCTTGTGGTGGACCGTCGAATGCATTGTTAACAAACACATCAAAGTCTAAACTTATTTCTGCAATTTCTTTGGCATGTTTGGTAATGTCGTAACCTTGCGTACGGCTAATACTAGTTCCACCAAAGGTCTGTACCAACTGTAGCCCCAGGCCACGATTACCACCAGTGATTAAGAATGTTTTGTTCATTTTTGTTTGATCCCATACCTTTTGAAACTGCTTGCCGCAGGTTAGTGCGCATTCAAACAGTCGCTCAGGAAATGTATTATACTTCCAACTGTTCACAAGGTCTACCCAAAAAGAGTTAGTAAACACCTGTTCCAGTGAACGATGATGTATGTTTAAGTTGTCAGCACCGTGGCGGTTGACAAATTCTTGTACTTGATTCTCTCCATCCACTGTGCTTAAATCATTACTACACGGCAGCACAGATTGATCACGGAACCTAGCGTCACTAAGATTGTGATTTAACATATTGCACGGCAACACAAGTCCTGCGGCATTAATAGCAACTTTGTTGCCTTTTAGTGAGTCACAACAAATTTCTGTGTTGGCAAAGTATTCTTTAATATTTGGGTATTGTTTTTTTAAATCTGGCAGTATATTAATGCTTTTGTTTTTGTATTGCGGTAGAGCAGTGGGTTTTATAACATACTCTGTTTGTCCTTGCCGATTTTGTACAGGCCACTCTGAAAATTCTTCCATGGTGTTGTGGTTTAAGAATCTACCAGTGGCACGATATTTAAAATCTCGAAAGCCTAGACTGACACTTAACTTTTGTGCCTGATTGACTTGATGTTGATTATGTTCAAATATAATGTAGTTCCATACTGCACGGCCGCCTGCGGTAATGTATGCAGTGGCATTGCTGATAATCTTGTCAAAGTCAGTGTTGCGTCTATACAAGTGGTTGGTATCAGCAAGACCGTCAATGTTAAAATCTATTTGCCCGAAGCCACCGATAATCTTGGCCATCTCGGTCCAGTATTCTGTATCGTGTGCGCTACCATTGGTGTGTATGTATAACCAAAGTGTAGGACACTTGCGTCTAAAGTCACGCAAGATATCCAGGAATTCTGGATGCATAATAGGATCACCGTAACTGCCACAGAAGAACACTTGTCTTAATCGATTGCATAGTTCTTCAGTAAACGCACGGTCTATTACCTGCCTAGGAAGGTGTTCAAGTTTAAGATATGGGTTAAGCACACCACCATTGACGTTGCGAGGACATTGCGGACACGCGGCATTGCAGTAAGTGGTTACTTCAATCTGGTACTCGTCAATAACATTAAAATCGAACATTTTTTAAATCTCAGGTAAATCTTTGAAAAAATTTTTAGCTTCTTGCAACACAGATGCACTAGTTTTAAAAATAGTATTATCCAGACTTAGCCTATCTTTTTTGCGGCATTCAATAATCCAATCAATGAAAGGGTAGAAAAATGTATACCGCCATGTGCCGTTGTGCCCTAGATATAAATTAGGGGCTATGTACGAAGGTAATTCTTGACCAGAATCTACCATATCTGAAATGTAGGACAGACCATATACTGGCCAAAATTGACCAATCTGTAACTCAGTGTCAGTCAGTCGTACCTGGTCGATTGTGATAGACTTGATGTAAACATATTTGTCCACAGCAATTGACCCATCAGGATTGTAAAGATGATCAGTGTCTGTTTTGCCAAAGTGTACAATTTTAAGTTCGTGTTCGCTGTAGCCAATATCAAATTCACGATTAAATTGTGGTATTGCCGGACCTTCGTACAAGATTATATAATCATCTATTAGAATTTTAATTAAAGGAGTGCCCAACTGGTCACCAATTTCAAAATCAATTATTAAGTGCATTAATGAATCACTCCTGCTAATCGGTCAAGGCGACTTTTATAGTTGTCCATTAACACTTTGAGTTGGTCGTCACCTTTCCAGAAAGTATACCCTAACTTAACTGCTACTTCTTGTGCTTCAATTCTACGATGAATGCGCTCTTTGTAACTAAGTGTAGGATTATCCAAACATTTCCAATCAGGTCCCTCGGGTCTATTTCCATTAACTCCTACTATGTTAAGTAATGGATACTCTGACCAAATTGGAGTACCTTCTTCGATTGTCAAGGTAGTTCCTAAGTTTACACCTATAATGGTACCATCAGCAACATATGGCTGATATTTACGCAACATGTCAAGTGTTTGGTCAAAGTCCTCTCGAGTTTCTGTGGGAAAACCAACAATAATAAGAAAATAAGCATTAACTCCATGCTTACTAAACATCTTCATAGTAAAGTCTAAATCAATGTTAGTGAACCCTTTTCTCATATGTTCTTTTACACGGTCGCTTCCTGATTCAACGCCAATGACCATACATTCGGCTCCACCTCTTCCCATTAATTCATAGTCTCGCTCCTGCATCATCTGCTCACTGCGAACAATGTAGTGGCTACTATATTTGAAATAGCGATCGGGAAGATTATGTTTTTCGTAATATTCAATAAGTTTACGATTGAATATTCTAAAATCTTTGACACTTCCGTTACATAAAGCATCATGAAAGAAAAAGTCACGAACTCCGTACTTTTCATAGTAGTGTACTAGTTCGTTAAACAACCGTTCACCTGTTTTATACCTATATCCTCCGTGCATAGTAGGAATATCGCAAAACATACAGTTGCGAACACACCCGCGACTGGTTTCCATTGGTAGCACACCATTTTCATATCCGCTGTAATATTTTTTAATATCAAAGTCGTCAAAGTTCATAAACTCGTGGGCGTTGACGTCACTCCTCTCAGCAAAGTTATCTGAATCAATCCCTAGTGCATCAAACTTGCCTGATATTAAAGAATCTATAGTGGTTTCAACTTCGCCTCTTACCCAATGGGCAATTAATCCTTTTTGTTTTAGTTCGTATGCAAACTCGGGTCGATCAGCGTAACTTCCATTTTCGCAACGAACTAACCCTTGACCGCCGATAACAACTGGAATGTCTGTGTGTTGTTTCCAAAGAGATAAAAAATCTCTAGTAAATCTTTGCGCCTGCCAGGTAAACACACTAACCATTAGCCAATTAGGATTATACTTTTTAATTCTGTAAACCCACTCGGTCATCCAATCAGTGTATAACCTCAGTTCATCTTGATCTAAATTAATCTGATAATTAAAAAAGTAATCATCAAGTTTCCAAAATAATTTTTCTCCATGTAATTTTCTAAAGTTACTATGAAAATCTAAATTAATATCTAATATTTTAGAATCAAGGCCACGCTTCTGCAATAAAGATTTTATGATACTTGGCGCCGCCGCTGGTCGCAATGCGGCAATTCTTGGAACAGATAAAATAATTGCAAACATGATTACGCTAGTTCTATATCCGTATTATAACTGGTGAAGCCATTCTCTTTGATTACTTTGAGAATGTTCTCTACACGACCAGCAAGTTCGTCTCTATGACTAACAAGCCATATACTCTTATGGCGTTCACGACTCATCTTCTTTAGCAGAGCCAGGGCATTTTCCACACCCTGTGTGTCTAGTCCGTTGTCAATCAATTCGTCAATGAACAACAAGTTGATTGGGCTGTACAAACTTTCCCATACGTCACGGAATGCCCATGACATTGATAGGATAAGTCGATTGCGTTCTCCGCGACTCAAGTTATCAAAGTCTAGTTCACGACCTAGTTCTTCAATCATCACACTCAGATCGTTTTGAAACTTCACAGTGTGTGGCAAGCCAATACGATCCAAATAGTGTGTAAGGCGTGCATTCAAATAACTCAAGTTTTGATCAATGATCTTCTTGCGTACAAAACTATCTTTTGATGTCAACAGTTTGAGCAAGAAGTCTTGATGTTCTTGTAATCTTGTGAGATCATTGAGTGCATCGTAGCTGACAGTTTGCAGGGCTTGTTGTTGCATTTCTGTAATCTGTTCTGTGTACGGATCCCGTTCCTCGCCTTTGGTAGCAATCTGTGTCAGCAGGGTGTTCATACGACTACGATGATCAACTGCCTGTGCTTCTGTATCGTAATGTGTAACAGGCTGTGTGCCAACTTCTACAGGTGTGTGCTCTGCCAGTTGTTCAGCATAGGGATCTGTTTCTGCACGTTTGGCATCAATCTTGTGTTGAATGTTTTCCAACTCACTGGAATGTCGAATAGCTTCTGTTTCTGTTCGATAGTGTGTGGTAGGTTTTGCACCCAGCACACCTAATGTGTTCAATGCATCTGTATTTTCCATCCATTGACCATTAGTACTCAACGCCTGCAGTGCAGACTCTTGTAGGGCTTTCTCTTTTGTTGCCAACACTGTTTCGTGATTGGCGTCATGGAAGTCTTGTCCGCAAGCATAACACTTGTGATTTTTTAGTTCTTCAATTTCGGTTTTGAGTTTATCAATGACTTTTTGTTCTCGAGCTTCGTCGGCAACACACCTGGCAATCAGTTTCTCAAGGTCAGTAATGTCTTTAGATCGTTGTGTGTAAGCAGCCAAGTCTACATGTGCTTGTAGTTCAGCTGTGATATCAATATGGCTGAGATTGTTGTAAGTTAGTTCCAACTCGCTGATATCTTTTTGTTGTTTTTGTTTCCAAGCAGTTTGTCGACCAACTAGAGCGGTATACGCATCTTGTTGTTGTTTCCTTGTGGTCCACACAGCTAGATCTTTGTGAGCCAGCAGTTCTACTTCGATGTCAATCTTGGCTAGGTCATCATACTGTGCCACAAGGTACGCCACATCACTATCGTATTTCTTTTGCCAAAGCACTTGCCTGCGTTTCAAACTTTCGATCTGTTCTTCAATGCGCTTGTTGGCTTCTTGTTCGGCACGGATACGGAATTCTTCTTGTGAAATGCTGTCTTTGGTCTGCCGGTTGAGTTCTTTGATAGCGTCTGCACGTTCGCTCAGCAAGGTGATACCCAACAACTGCTCAATGATGTTGCGTTGGTCGTTGGCTTTTAAACTCAAGAACGGTTCGGTATAAGTGTTCAGTGCCAACACATGTTTGAACATGTCATGACTCATATTCATCACACGTTCAATTGCATCTTGTGTTTCGCGGCTATCGCCTTGTGCTTCGTCAGTAGACACTTGTGCTTCGTTGTTGACATAGAATCGTAGCACGTTGGGTTTGCGTCCACGTTCAATTTTGTACTCTTGACCCCCAATGACAAAGTCCAGGCTCACCAGCATGTTCTTACCGTTGGTTTTGTTAACAAGATTGTCTTTACGTATATTACTTAAGGCCTGCCCGTACAATGCATAACTTAAGGCATTAATGATAGTAGTTTTACCTGTACCGTTGCGTGACCCGTCACCGCCTAAGTCAAGATTCTCGCCCAGGACCAGTGTAAGGTCGTTGCGATCAAAGTCAATACCTTGCGTGGCATTGCCCACGCTCATAAAGTTTTTGACAGTGAGATTTTTAATTTGAATCAATATCTACTCCGTGTTCTTTTAACATTTTAACAATATCAGCAGTGTTTGTAAACCAGTTAGAATAATCATTGTGCGGAACTTCAATGTTGTACTTTACCCAGATGTAATAGTATACCACTGCTTGAGTCCAAATATCTGTAATATGTGTTAGATCTGTGCGGTTGTTAGTTGTTGCTAGAGACAACACATTCTTTGCAGTTATCACAGGATCGATATATTTAGAATTTGCCAGGCGCCACTCTTTCCAAATACTATAAAAATCATCTGTTTTTGCAATAGCATTTATTACAGCATGACATTCCTTGTAATCCTGGTATAATTCGGCTATATCTAACTCAGTGTCAAGTAGCGTATGTTTGTTCCGTGACTTCCAGACATGCCGGAGTGGATGATCTCGCAAATACAAAAAGTATTTTTCACGTTGTGCCCAGGGCTCGTCAGATTCCCATTGATCAACCGGTAGTTGTTGTTGAAGGGTGCTTTGCATGCCTTTTTCAATCATGGTTCGGGCAACCACTGGCCAACTGTGATTAGAATAACAAATTTTAATCACAGTTGCATTGGCAAATGTGTTTTTAAAATTCTCAGATTCGTTGTTGATTCCGTTATCAATTAGCACACAATAGTTTTGATTGTTGACAAACTCAATGCCACCAGGCCAGCATTCGTGAAGATATTTAGGCACAATTAAATCCAAACTGTGACTATCACCAGTTGATGAAAAATCCAAAGATTTTTTAGGGCGGACAAAATTATCACCGTGTAAAGTTAGTATAGCATTGACAAAGTGACCAAACCCACCACTTGGATACCACACACAATAAATATTAGAAGTAGTCAATGCAATCACCTTCTCGCACAATGTCTAGGGTCGCGCAGTGTAGACCACAATCCCAAAAAAATCTATGTCTGAATGGAACGATATGTGGGGTAATTCCATGTCTTTCCAGAGCCAAAATAATAGCAGGATTATGGCTATTGATGATAGCATTCTGTTGATTGATCATAAAAAGATTAACATCAAATTGTGTTTCCATTGAATATCCTACCCAGGAATTAAACTTGGTGCTGACCAAATCAATCAATGCTGGATCTAATTCTTGATTTTTGATCCACCATTGTCCTTGAGTTGCTCTTAGAGATCTCAGTGCCTGATCATTGTCAGTATGTGAATGCCAGGGCACCTGTATAACCTCCCACCCGGGAAAACTATCTTTATACGTCAACGGATTCATATAAGTTACAATCAACCCAGGAACAACAGGAGAAAACACTGCATCACTGTGTCCCCCGCAATCCACATAGTGGATTTTATATTTGTTAAAATAATTCGGTATAATTTTAGATTGTAATAATTTAAAATAGTCTTTTTTGTGATATGTGGGATCATGACTATAAAAATCAAAAAACAAATCTTTACCTACCCTGGTAATACAAGGTGGTGCCACTTTCTTCCACACGTCTTCATCTTTTCGATGATCTAATAACTGTGTCGGGTTCACCGAATCAATAAAACTATTCCAAGGATCAACATAGCCGTCTCCAAACCCGTTGTGTATGGCATGAAGAGTTTGGCCAATAACAATCATATCATCTCTTGGTTGCATCGGGGGTCGCTTATAAATTTCTTGGCCGGTATCAGCAGTGTACAAATACATTCCATAGTTGGATGAAATTTCTGGCCGTATAACTTTTACGTTAAACTTTTGTAAAACTGATATTAATTTCTGGTAGTCTTCTTCTGTTTCTATAGAAATCCGTTCAAAGATAGATCTTAATCGTGCATCTTGAATAAAACTAAAAAAATCAGGCGGATAACATTGACCTACCAGGCAAGTTTGCAGCGGTTGAAATCCGCTATTACTATTGGGACTGATCATAGTGTCTGATATATTTTTAACAACAGTTTTGGATCATAGAATTCAGATTCAATGTTTGTAAGCTGGTCTGTGACAATTTGATCTACTGATTCAAACTTGACTTCACCAGGCGCCATGTCTGTGTCAACGCCGGCATTTTTATTTGGGATAAGAGCCATTTCTCTCAGTCCATAGTCTTTAATATAAGTTTCTTTGATGAAATTGGCTTCTTCGTATGAGATTTCAATGTCTAGTTGTACGCGAACGTGCATGTCTTTGGCTAACAGTGTGGCAGCATTGTCGATAACTGAGCTCAGTCCCAGCACACGATAGCGTGGCTGTGCAGGCCAAGCGTGATACACAGGTTCCTGTCCCCACTCTAACACTGTCATGCCACGTTCGTCGTCTCCGGCGTCGGCATAGTTGTGCGGAAAGCAATTGCCAATGTAGGTGATGTTTTTCTTGGTTTGACGTTTGTGGAAGTGTCCGGTAAACACATGTTCAAAGTTGTTAAAGTCTTCTCTGCGGATCTCACCATGGTCTGGCATCTCTACCATGGCATTCATCAAGTAGCCCGGCAGTTCAAAGTGCCCAAACATGTACTTGCCCTTTAGTTTGGGTATCCTCTTATGATCGTCGCCACACAGCCAAGGAGCAATGATGACATTGCCATCACTAAACCAATCGTTGCATATTTCAATGTTTGGCAAGTGTTTGGCCCATTCTACACTTTGTATATCACGCTTATCGCGATAATACAAGTCATGATTACCAGGGATGAAAAGCACACGATCAAAATTGTTGTTCATGTGCTCCAGAGCTTGTAGACTGTAGTTGAGTGTGACAATGTTCAGGCTGGATCGGTTGTTGTGCCAATCGCCTAGAAACAAACAGGTGTCACATCCTTCTGCTCGGGCTTTGGCAGTGGCCCACTTGACAAAAGCCAAACAGTCTTCGTTGTGCAACGTGCTGTTTGACTTTAAGCCAAAGTGTATGTCAGTGAATATTGCGGCTTTTTTAAATAGATTGGACATAGTTATATAAGGTAATACCAAATATTATTGTACTACCTGTGTTGCTGAGAAACAACCGTTATGGCAAGATTCAAACGGTATTGGCCGGGTCTGATTCAGTTGCTTCCACCGGCTTATCCACAATGTATGTGGTAATGGTAACAGGACCACTCAGTGCGGCCATACTGGGCTTGGAAGCATTCTGGCGTGTCCAACTAGGGCTCAAGCCATTGATTTCTAAAATGTCATCACGGATGTTCTGACTTTTCTTTTCTAAATTAAGGATGCGAGTAAAGCTGTTAGTGATAGCGGCAGTATAATACGCAAAAGGGTTCTGCGATTTTGATTCATCGAACTGTAGTCCAATTTGACTGAGCTGTAGCAAGGCCTGTCCTCGCATTTCTTCGTTGTATGTGTATCCACGCCAATTACTCCTGGTAGCATATCTTTCGCACAGTTTCATAAACATGTGTGCCAACTTACGTGTCATGTCGCCGTGATCTTTACTGAAATAGCCGGTTTCTAAATCGCCTAGCCAGTGACTACGGCCCACACAGAACCGTTCTTTGTTTTCATCCAGTCGCCAATGTTCAAATGGAGGAAAGTTCAGTCGCTGACGCACCGGGTTTAACACCACGTCATCCAGCAGTTCGTCCAGGGAATCATCAATGGGTTCGTCTTCAAACTCCAACAGATCCTCAATTTTTTGTTTTTTCTTTTGTGCAGATTTTGGAATCTTTTTCTCAGCCATTGGGATATGATCCCAGCAACTGATACGGAACACTAGGTCTGTATTGGGAATCTTAACAGGGTCCATAATGGTGCCTTCACGCTTGAGTCGATCAGCACGATTGCGTCTAGCTTCGGCTATGGTGCGTTGGTTTATTTTGTCCAAACTGGGCAAAATAATGTCGTACTGGCTGTCTACAGTAGGATCCGCATAGTAGCAGTAGGTGTTTTTACTGGCATGTATCTCTTTGAGAATGTCTCTGTTGTTGAGATAGTTTACTTTTGGTGCAGTGGGGGTTGATGATATTGATTTTGACGGATCCAGGGTGGATGCCGTTCGTTTAGATGTTGCCACAGGCAGTGTCTCCTCGTAATGTATTTATTATAACACTTTTTACTGCGTTGTCAACCTTTATCATTATGTGGCCAGTTTATTTCTGCGATAAATATCGTATAGGAAAATGATATGCCGTACGATCCAAAAAAAGCAGCGGAAGTTAATAAATTAATTCAAGGAGGTATGAGTGAAGATGCCGCGTTTGCGCAGGCTGGAATTCCTCCTAACGATTACAGTTATGCCATTGGACTCAACGGTCAGGTAGGCGCACTAGTAGTCGGCGCACCTGCTAGGCCCGGGGTAGAAACACTTCCAAACGTGGCACAGGCAACTTACGCTGTAAAAGCAGATGCGCCAGTGAGCACAAAAACTTCGTCGACCTATAACACCACCAGCACAGAAACTGTGAGTGGCGGCGGCTCTACTTCGGAAGTTGCTGGTCCAAAAATTCCCACAGCAGAAAGTCGACAATATGCAGCCGAAGGCGCTGCCAAACAAGCCGAAATTGATCAGTTTATTAAAGATAATCCCAGCAACCTTGCTCGCAAAAGGCAAGGTCTGCCGCCACTTAGTCCTGAAGAGACCGAAGCCAGAAATGCAAAGCTAAACACACTTCAAGATCAACAGAGTCAACTATACAATAAAAAGATAGATGCCGAAACCTCTACACCCGGCACAATAACTACTGTACCCAATACAACCACAACTACACGCACTGTAACCACTGGCACAACTTCAACAAACACAGCAGTTCAGTCGCCTGTGGGTGCAGATGCTTCTATAAATCAACAAACCGAAACAAACCTAGGAGTTGCAGTTGGTGCTTCAAACGTTAAGTCAGTGCCTGCCAATGTTGAAACCAATGAGAGTGTAAGCACTCCGCCGCCAACCGAAGTTGCAGAATCAGTATTTGATCCTGATGGGATTGATGCAAGATTAGAAGCGGAACAGGCACAACTACGCGAAGCAGAAGGTGCGGCAATATTTGCACCTAATCCTGTGTTGGGCTCAGGTGATGAAGCAATAGATGCAGCCAACGAAGCCGAACTGGCACAGATACGCGAAGCAGAAGGTGCGGCAATATTTGCACCTAATCCTGTGTTAGGCTCAGGTGATGAAGCAATAGATGCAGCCAATGAGGCCGAGTTAGCACAACTGCGTGAAGCAGAAGGTGCGGCAATATTTGCACCAGACCCGTTGCCGGCGGCAACTCCTTCCGGAGACTTTGCATTCAATGCCAATGAAGAAGCCGAACGTGACAATCTCAATGCTGCCATCAAGCAAGGCACACTGGACAAGGCACGAGCACAAAACACCATTGCCAACCAGCGTAGAAATCCCAACAACGGTGACTGGCGTGTTAAGCTAAGACTAGCACCCGGTGCTGACTATTTGTACAACGCTCCAGAACCTGGAATATTAAATCCGTTAAAAGGCACAGGAATAATATTTCCTTATACACCCACCATCAACACTTCGTACAAAGCCACGTATTCAAGTTACGACCTCACACACAGCAACTACAAAGGCTACTACTATCAAAGCAGTTCAGTTGAGCCAGTGTCGCTGAGTTGCCCATTTACTGCACAGAGCACAGTGGAAGCTGAGTACCTGTTGGCAGTGATACATTTTTTCAAATCAGTGACAAAAATGTTCTATGGTCAAGATCCTCAACGTGGCACACCGCCGCCCCTGGTGTATCTCACCGGCCTGGGTGAATTTCAATTCAATGAGCATCCCTGTGTGGTGCAGTCGTTTACTTACGACCTGCCTGTGGATGTGGACTATATACGTGCTCGTAGTCCCAACGTCAACAACAGTAACATGCTTAACAAACGTCAAAGTGGCAATCCCACAGGTCCAGGTACAACCTTTGGTGGCGGCATACTAGGAAATGTCTTAGGTGGAGCCATCAATCGCTTGGCCAACGCTGGATTGCCCAAAGGCGGAATGAGCAAACCACCTGCGCCTGCATCATTTGGTCAAAATACTCCAACCTATGTGCCGACCAAAATGACCATAGCCATATCACTGCTGCCGGTTCAAAGTCGCAAGCAACAAAGCCAGCAGTTCAGTTTACGACAGTATGCCAATGGTGACCTACTCAAAGGAGGATTCTGGTAATGGCAACTTACAACGCAACCAGTCCGTACTATACCACAGGATACAGTCAGTTCTTTTTGGATGCCATGGTCAATAGACCAATACCCAGCCAGAGCGATGACTTGCCATTCACAATCAATCAAACCTACCAGTATCGTCCAGACCTATTGGCATTTGACCTGTACGACAATGGCGGACTGTGGTGGGTGTTCTATCAACGCAATCCCAACACACTGACCAAGCCGCCATTGGATTTTAAAATCAATACGTTTATCTACGTGCCCAAGTTGAGCACACTGCGTTCAGTACTGGGGTTTTAAACGATGGCAACAGTAGCAGAATTAGATGCACGTTGGGAAGCACAATATCAGATAGTGCTGGCATTGCGGCGAGAACTCACTGCTGCTCAAGCAGCCGTTGCACAATCTGCTGCCTATCAAAATGGCACAGAAGCCGAACGAGTGGCATTGGGTCAAGTTGGCGCAGTAGAAGCGGCCAGACTGGCGTTTAACGCAGAAAATCAAAAACTTACTGCATTAAAAAAAGAACTTGATGCTGCCGTGGCTGCTGAAGCTGCTGAGAAAGAAGCAACCACATCGCCGACCGCATCTGCGGCCGCAGATGTTGCCAACAGTGCCGCCGGTGCCACACAGAATCCGGCACCAGCTCCAGCCAGTACCGGACGACTCACAACCACCGAAGCTGCCACCTTGGCACAGAATACAGAAACCGGGACCAATCCTCCGGTAAAGACCCTAACAGAAACACAGAGTGTACCGCCAGCCAACACCGGCAACGAGACTGAAGGACGACCTGGTGGCGCTCCGGGTGTGGGTGCCAAAGGCGAAGATGGATCAACCGCGGCAAACACCAAACAAATTATAGCGGCCACACAGGCCAACCAATCAGCATTTGCCCCAAGAGATAATGTATTGGATCAATACGCCAGTTATACCTACAACATTGGTTGGTATCTACTGACACCTGAACAATACACTGCTTTGCAAAAAACCAGTAAAATAACAATAAGTCAATATAATTTATTGATTCAAAGTGGAGGTGCACCATCAACTGTCGAAGGAGTACAACCTGAATTAACAACCGGCGGCGCAGTGGCCGGGGTTTCACAGTCTGCTGGAAGAAATCCATTTTTTGGCCTGGATTACTATTTTGATAACTTGGAAATAAAAAGTGTTATCACTGGCAAAGGAAGCAACAGCGCACACAATGCCGCAGAACTGAGTTTTACAGTGACTGAAACTGCAGCCATAACACTGATTGACAATCTCTGGAAAGCAGTGAAGGGCGCATACAAAGATTCCAAGATATCATATTCAGCCGCAATATATGCACTGGTCATACGATTTTACGGCTATGACGAAAATGGAAAAATTGTTCAAGCCAGCGACTCTGATAACAAAAATGCCGTTGTTGAAAAAATCATACCGTTCAAGTTGGCTGACATTGACTTTACAGTGTCTAACAAGTTGATTGAGTATCACGTTAAAGGAGTTGCAGTTCCGTACACAGTGGGATTTGGAACAAACTTAGGCGTGATCAAATCAAATATTGAAATTTCAGGTGCCACTGTAAAAGATTTATTAACCAAAGGAGTTGTAGTGGCTGAAGTATCACCAGCCGACGGAAGAAAACCAACTCCAACGCCTGCCAAGCCAGCCGCCCCAGCTGCCGCATCAACCACAACACCTCAGACTCTGGTGATCACTGGCGAGGCCGGGCAAGATGTAGGTGCTGGAACTCTTGGCGATTACGTAGGAGCATAACATGGCAACACAAGCAAGCGTACGAAGTATTGACAATGCCATAGATGCCAGCACTCCAGCCGCGGCAGCACCACCCAAGGCCAACGCGGCCCCTAGCGTCAGCAAAAATATTGCAGTTGGCCTAATAGAAGCACTAAACAACACAGAAGCCGATTTAGTTAAACAAGGTGTGTGGGAAGTAGCAAACCGGTACAGTGTAGAATTTGCCCCGGCAGCACTGGGTGACGCTCGTGTTACCAAAGGTGGAAAGCCCAACAAAGCCAAAGTTCCAATGCAACAGGCAAAAAATCCTGCAGACAAAGTGAACCCTGCAAGCAACTCTGCTGATTACGATGTTAGAACATTTGACTTTCGTGCTGGCACACCAGTTGTGGTTATTCTCAATGAAATATTAAAAAACAGCACGTACATTGCTGATCAGGCAGCGTATATCAACGATGAAGTCACTACTGAAGTAAAACCTCAAAAACCCCTGGGTGATCTAGTGTGGTATAAAATTTCCGTACGAACCACACCAATACTGCCGCGCGATAACAAACGCAATGATTTTGCCTATGATATCACCTATGTAATTTCTGCATATCCTATAAACAGTATGCAAAGTGAATATTTTCCAGCAAGCAAGATCCGCGGACGCCACAAAAGTTACAAATACTGGTTCACTGGACAGAACACACAGGTTCTTAAATTTGAACAAAAGTTTAATAAGTTATATGCTACAACTTTTACCAATCCAAAAATCTTAACCGACGCCAGAATACAAAACAACAGAGAGTCACCACCACGAGAATTTCAGGCAGCAGTGGCCGGCAGCAGTAATCAAGGTGCCGAAGGCCAGGCCAACGCAGTGGGTGCATCAGCCGCTGATTACCTGTACAGCAAAACAGACATTGCCAACTGCGAGTTAACTATTGTCGGCGATCCGGCTTGGCTACAACAGGGCGAAGCTGCCACAGGAATCAGTTCAACAAATTATAATTTTAATCCGTTCAATGCTGACGGCTCAATTAACTTTGACGCTCAGGAAATTATTTTCGATCTACAATGGAATCCAGGTGTAGATTATGACTTGACAGGCACTGGATTAGCAAACCCCAATGTTTCTAGCGCACCACAGGCCATTTATACATACAAAGCATCACACTGTGTTAGCAAATTCAGCAGAGGTAAATTTGAACAAAATCTCAAAGGCGTGTTCATTGATCTATTAGATCCAGCCGGTGCTGCCAAAGCCGCAACAGCGGCAGCAAAAGTAGAACGAGCCGATGTGGCCGAAAGTGTGTTTGATCCTGGTGTTCGTCCGGCAGCATTAGAAAATGCAATCGCCACACCGGCACTGCCTGATCAGGCAGAACAAGCAGAACGTAATTACGCTGCCACAGTTCTTGCTAATACTCCAACTGAAACATTAACCAATCCTCCACAAACAGTTAACCCAACACCAGAGCAGGTTGAGTCAACTACTGCGTATCAAAATGCACTGGCCGCAGGTGCAACACCAGAAGAAGCAGCGGTTGTATCACAACAAAGTCTAGGTGCCAACACAACATCACTTGAATCAACTGCCGCGTATCAAAATGCACTGGCCGCAGGTGCAACACCAGAAGAGGCACTGATTGTAGCACAACAAAGCATTGGGCCAGCTGGGACTGCTCCAATCCAACAAATTAATAGAGAAACATAATGTCAGATAATATTATTAGAAATGGGGGCACTGCCCAAAACTACAAACTTGATCGTGGCGGCACGCCAGCAGACTTTGGACCATTTGTTGGTGTAGTAAAAAATAATGTTGATCCTACTAGACAAGGTCGACTACAAGTTTACATTGAGCAGTTTGCTGGACCAGACCCAGAAGATAAAACACTATGGCGTACAGTGAGTTATTGTCCGGGGTTTTATGGATCTACTCCACCGAGCCCTGGCAAAAAAGGCGACACCACCAGCGTTGGCGGATACCTTGACGGTAATCCACAAAGTTACGGCATGTGGTTTACACCGCCTGATGTTGGAGTTAGTGTGTTGTGCGTATTTGCTGGCGGCGACCCAAGTTTGGGATATTATATAGGTTGTATTCCTAACGCAGGCATAACGCATATGGTTCCTGCAATTGGATCAAGCAAGGCGTTTGACCTGCAAAACAGTGATCAAAAAAGCTATTACAATGGTGCCACAGTGTTGCCGGTGACTGAAATCAATCCAAACAATTCTAAAATTGATGATAACCCACAGTTCTTTAACCAGCCAAAGCCTGTACACAGTTTTCTAGCCGCAGAAATGTTCCAGCAAGGAACACTTGGCGATACACAACGTGGTCCTATAGGATCAACCAGTCAGCGAGAAAGTCCTAGTTCTGTGTTTGGAGTAAGCACTCCAGGTCGCCCAGTATACCAAGGCGGCCTAACTGAATCTGACATTAAAAAACGTATTGCTGCCGGGTCGATTGCTGCCGCGGATGTCAATGTAATTGGCCGCAAGGGCGGTCACAGTATTGTGCTGGATGATGGCAACTTGGAAGGCGACGATCAACTGGTACGAATTCGCACTGCTGGTGGACATCAAATCACCATGAGTGATGACGGCAACTTCTTTTACATCATACATGCCAATGGACAAGCGTGGTTAGAATTTGGACAAGAAGGCACAGTTGATGTGTATGCCACAAACTCAGTTAACGTTCGCACACAAGGCACAATTAATCTACACGCAGACAAAGATATCAACATGTTTGCCGGCGGCACAATCAATATGAAAAGTATGACCGGCACAACGTTAGAAAGTGAAAGAACAATAACCCTATCCAGCAATGCTGAAATGACTCTTTACAGCAAGGCTCGCATTGGTGTACGTGCTGACGGCAGTCTTGCTGTGGTCAGCAACAATGGATCTTGGAACGCAGGTGGTGCAATGGTGTTGCGAGCCGGCGGAATTGATCTCAATGGCGGATCAGCTGAAAATGTACAACCTCCTGTCAAGTTAGAAAAACGCATAATGCCCGACACTGAATTTAACAATGCCACAGGCTGGCAAATATCAGCCACAGGATTAGAAAGCATTGTAACACGAGCTCCCACCCACGAACCATGGCCATTCCACAATCAAGGTGTCAATGTTGAAATACCAATGGAAGAAGGACAGCCGACTACACCTCCAAACACTCCGCCATTGCCATCAGGTTGGGCAGGAACAGTAACAGGTGCGTCAAATGGCTAAGTTTACATTTACATTGCCAAACGGGCAGTTGTTTACATTAGAAGGTCCTGCAGGTGCCACTATAGCACAAGCAGAGAAAATATATCTTGAACAGTTGGCAGCTGGCGTATTTGTTGGATTACGGTCAGGAGACCAGTTACAATCAATTGAAACAACACTAATACAGTTCACTCAATCTCGTCTTGATCGAGGCACAGCAGGTGTTCCAGATATTCCATTGTTGGCAATTTATAAAGGTGGCGCCATTGGGTCTAACCAAACAATTATATCTTCATTGCCAGTTCTTACCAATGTGCCCATTAACAACGGCATCACAGTGGCAGATTATGTGGGCCAATCAACTGTGACAGAAGGAATTGGTCCGCTATCAACGTCACAGGTGCAGGCTGTTATGGCTGCTGTTGCGGCCAGTGTGTGTCAACCTGCTGATGTAGTAACCGACGAACTAGGTGTTGGCAAGTATGGACTAAGTGCGCAACAATTAGAAGACGCTGGATATTTAAAATGCGGCACCACTGCTAGATTTTTAGGACAACAACAATGATTGGATTAACTGATGTATTGAAAAGTCCCAGTGTATGGACCGGCAAAGATGGAGTCGCCGGGGTTGCAGACTTGTTGAAAAATCCTCCACTACAGGACAAAATACAGTTTGGATTAATGAAGTCTAGTTTTGACACTTTGGTTAAAACTGGAGAAATTGTGACCCCAGGTACTGATTTAAAAGCACCAACAGGACTGCTGTATAATGCGGCCGCCAATGCGGGAAAAAGTTTGATATCTCCCAGTGCTGGTCTAGTAGAACTTCCTAGAGAATTGAGCAGTATAGCTTCTGGCAGTTTATCTAGTTTAACCAGCGGGTTGTCGGGCGCACTAGGAGGTGTTACTGGTGCACTTGGTGGATTAGCAGGAAGTGTTACTGGTGCACTTGGTGGATTAGCAGGAGGTGCTACTGGAGCATTGACGGGCGCACTAGGAAGTGTTACTGGTGCACTTGGTGGATTAGCAGGAGGTGCTACTGGAGCACTCAGCAGTATCACTAGTAACTTAGGCAGTGTGTCAGCATTGGCTGACAATGGTACAGCACAACTTGGTGGCCTGTTAGCAAATGCCAGTAAATATGGAGTTGGCACAGCAGTTGAATGGGCCAAAACTACATCAGGCGCCACTGGCGCATTGTCTAGAACATTATCAGGTGCTACTGCCACATTATCTGGCGGCGCATCAGGCATAGCCAATGTATTGTCTGGAGGCGCTGCCGGTGCATTGGCTGGAGCATCAGGTGCGTTGTCAGGAGCACTCGGTGGTGCCGCCGGAGCATTAACTGGCGCCGCTAGTAAATTAACATCTGGGTTAACATCTAAAATGGATTCGTTGGCCAAACAGGGAGAGTTTGCAGTTAACTTTAGTGATACTAAATTGCCTTCTGCTGTGGCTGGCATAGTTCCTGCTGCTGGATTTAAAGGCACTATTGACAGGTCCACATTGAATGCGGCAACTGCCAAATTAATTGGCAGTGATAAAATAGCATTGCCTGACTTTAGCCCGCAAGCAGTTGATACATCTGCATTGACTGATGCCGCAAGTAAAGCCAAAGGATTGCTATCTGGTGGACTAGATGCTGGTGGACTGTTGTCCAAAGCTACAGGTGCGCTAGGTGGCCTGGGCGGATTAGGTGCGTTAGGTGGCTTGGCCGCAGGTGCTCTAGGCGGATTAGGTGGCGTGGGCAGCTTGGGCGGATTAGGTGGCCTAGCAGGAAGTCTGTCGGGTGCGTTAGGCGCTGCCAGTGGGTTAGGTGCATTAGCTTCAAGCACAGATTCAATAACACGTGAAAGAGTAGGATTAAATCCAGACCCAGGAGCTGCCAGGTTTGCTGACGCAAGCAAAGCATTAAAATTGCAAGATGAATATGAAGAACTAATAGCCAAGGTTGGCAGAGCCGATCCCAGGGCTCAGGCACTGTTGGCAGAAATACGGGCACTATTGGCCAACGCAACTGTATAATAACATAAGTACAATATGACAACATTTGTAGGATTTAACACAATCAACCAACCAAAGAAGTTTACTCTGGTAGACTTTGAATTGATCAAGCGTGACTTGTTAAATGCATTTAACATACAGCAAGGGCAACTGGTTGGCCGCCCTGGGTACGGCACAGTGATCTGGAGTTATCTGTTTGAAAATCAAACACAAGACACTGAACGAGCAATCCTGGCAGAAATACAACGTGTGGCCGGATTAGATCCTCGAATCTATATTCAAAATGTTGAATTGTTTCCGCAAGACAACGGTATACTCATACAGATTGCACTGACCACAGTGCCTGGTCAAACAACACAGTTCTTGTCATTGTTTTTTGATCAGCAAAATCAAACTGCGGGCTACGTGTAAACATAAACTGGGTGGTTTATTTTCGCCATAAATAATCTACAAGATGGATTATTATGGCAAAAACTACTAGACAAACTGCGGTATTTGGTGTTGAAGATTGGAAACGAATCTATCAAACCTACCAAGAAGCCAACTTCCAAAGTTATGACTTTGAAACTCTTCGCAAGAGTTTTGTTGATTACATACGACTGTACTACCCAGAAACATTCAACGACTATATTGAGTCTAGTGAATTTATTGCCTTGCTGGATGTAATGGCGTTTATGGGCCAGGCACTGGCCTTCCGTACAGATCTCAACACTCGTGAAAATTATTTAGACACTGCAGAACGTCGCGACAGTGTGGTCAAACTTGCTAACCTGGTCAGCTATTCTCCCAAGCGCAACACAGAAGCATCTGGATATCTCAAAGTATTTTCAATTCAAACCACAGAAAATATCGTGGACTACAATGGCATTAACTTGAGCAACATCACTGTTAACTGGGCTGATCCAACCAATTTTGATTGGCAAGAACAGTTTACTGCTATCTTGAATGCCGCCCTGGTCAACACACAACGCACAGGCCGTCCTGGCAACAGAACCACCATCAACGGAATTCGCACAGACGAATACACTATTAACTTGTTGCCCGGTTTCTTGCCAGTGATCCCTTACAGTTCTGTCGTTGATGGCGTCAATATGCCATTTGAAGCTGTC